GCGGAAGACACCATGCCCTATATGAATGGGAAAGCTCACATCGGTTCTACCCTTCAAAAATGAAGGTAGAACAGGGAGAGAAACTTTGATACCACTGTCATCGGGAAAGTCCGAGGGAACAAGGCGAGCCTTGCTCTTCGTCTTCCCTATTTCAGACAAGAGGTATCTAAGAGTCTCCGCAACCTCGTACTCAGACCATCTCATCTTAAATCCATTGATGAGTTTGTAGAGTACGGCCTCGTAGGCCTTTGGGCCTACATGCGTTTGACCACTCCTTGGACAGAATGGTCGGACGTCCACCCCGTGGTAGTAATCACCACCACAGGACTCCCTGAAATAGCCTTCGTGATAGGTTTTATCAAGATTTATCACGAAGCCTAATTCCTCAAAGACACGAACAACAGTACTATGGATTTGATTGATATAAATCATATCATCACCATAGACCGAGATCGTGCCGCGAGCACTCTTACCTCTTACGAGGAAGTGTATGCTCTTGAGGAGTGACAGGAAGACCAACGTTTGCAGAGGGAATGTGTACCCAATGCCCATTGTGCAGAAAGTACTACTTTCCACAATGGCATCATTGGGTAACCGGACACGTCCAATCCTACTGAGGTTTAAAATTTCAAACCAATCAGAAGGAAAAAGACGTTCCACAAGAGCAACGGAAATTGAATCCGAAGCGCTTGACAAATCCGCAGTAGTGAACATACCATGTTCACTAGCACGGCGGGCTAAAACTTTGTGACGCTGTTGTAGCGTCGCAATGTCGTAACCCCACCTCTTAAGTCTTTTGGTAATCAATTTTCCTAACCCATCGGACATATATCCTCCGATAGTGGTATTAGGCATAATTGACCTTAAAGACTTAAACGTTTTGGGGACTAGGGTCAGTGCCAGGGAATCGCATAGCTGGTAGACGGATCCGTTAGGATCACTGTCTAATTGTTTCTGCCAATGTTCTTGGACAGATTCAATATGGCTCATTTCTGAGTCAAACCAGTCAATTTGATTCTGGGAACCGGAAATTGGTATACGCCACCGATTGCCTTCACAGGCTTCTCGAGCAGGTATACCGACCGACGCCCGTCTTCCGAACCTACAGAGGTCGCGATGTTTTTCATCGCTGTACGTACCTAAAACTTTAGATACGTAGATACGCGCAAGGTGAAGTACCTTCTTAGTTTCAGCACTAAGAAGGTCCCACTTCACTTGCGTGATCCGATTTTGAGTCTCTTGAAAAGATAGGATTGACTTTTCAATTAACTCTTGATCGCTATACAGATCCTTTTCGAATCTGTACCTCTTCAGTAAATTTGCCATTTGATGCGATACTTTAAAAGTATACGTATCCATAGCATCATTTACTGACGGACAAGCTGCACGAATACCAGCAATGTCTTTACGTTTAACTGCTTCGTAAAGATCACTGCAAAAGCTGGCATCGTTGCAATTTGTACGGAAGTCCCTGACGAGAGTAGACACAACGTTGTGCATCAACTCATCTACTGAAAATCTATCAGTAGACATAATACACCTCCTTTACTGGTAGGTGGCAGGGAGGATCACTAAGAAAGTGATCCAGTGGCCCAGAAGGCATCCATATCCGTATCGAACAGCATTTGTGCACCGAGTTTATTCATCTCAGTACAATCAGCTGCAGATACAGAAGGATGCATCTCCCGTTCAATCCGAAGTGTATTAAACACGACGGATCCGTCCGTAAGGACGATGGGTTTGACAAAAGTCAAAGACTTTTTGTCTTTCCCATAAACGCCGGTTTTCGGGTTCACCGTGGGGGGACGGAATTTCACCGTCACACTACGACGAACTTGATAATCCGTGTCACCAGGGATTACCAACTGAACACCGTTGGTTACTGTGACGCCATTATCGGCGAACACAAGGGCCGAGCCTGCGGATGCACTAACTGTTGCACCGGTCAGCAGTGACATGTTTTTCAATGCCATGACATACCTCCTAGGTATGGTTGACCACCCTAGTGCTTTAGCTTGTCAAGCAGTCCCAGAATGGGAGCTGTCAACAAAGCCAAACCACTTGTGGCATGATGTACCCCCAATGGTCTATATTCCATTGGTGGGTAGGATGGGAGTGACACATTGGTATACCGCGTGAACCCTCTTTGTTTATGCGAGGAGGGCCCAAACTGGTATATTTCGTCCACGTTCTTGTACGGGTTGTGCCATTTGAACGTACCTGAATGAGCATAACTCAGGTCGTACAAACAGGTAACCCAGTTTCCTATTACGGAAACTGAAGGAGGCAGGTTAACTGCATCCAACCAAGGACCTACACGAATGAACCAATCTGCCACAAAAGAGAACGGTATGACTTCCCACGCAGTAGACGCTAAACTGTCGGCTCCTAAACGGAGATCCTCAGATAGCGCCGTTGCTTGATCGCGGGATGCGATCTGGTAAATCACACCGCCGTGAGCCGAGAATTTAGCATTCTGGCTCACGCTCCCTGAAGCCTTACATGTTCCAAGAAATGGAACAGTTAAGGTTGCATCGTTACAACTCATGGTATTACCAAATGAGTCGTGAAGCGATGCACGTGCTACTTTCCTGGCTTTCTTAAGTCTATTCTCTGATTCTGAGTATAGACGTAAGCCTGTTCTCATATCGAGAAACAGGGGCCTCCACCCATACTGGTACTCTAACCACGCATCAGCGTTAGCTTGAGTAACAGAACGTGTGGTTTTTCGGTATCGCCGTTGCGCACTTGAAAAACATTTCTTCAAGAGTTTAACAGACCCACCGAAGGGGCGGCGCAGCATACTGAGAGACTGTCCGATATCGGACAAAATCTCGCCGGACATGACGGTATCGTCACGAATCTTCGCGAAAGCGGAGACTATGACGTTATCCTTCATTGATCCGTAGAGAGATGTCTCCCACTGAGTAGATCTTTGTAAGATCGCCTCAAGTGATGCTGTGTAATCACCAACACAATTGAACTTCCAGTCGTCGGAATATCCGGAACCGGAAGTAAAATTTGTGTCGGTAACTTCTCGTGATCTCCACTCTTTGTTCACATCTCCCATGATGATCTCCCCGCGCCGGATACGATTTTCGTATCCAGGGTGGTTACAATCAGCAATGGACGAATAATCCCCTTCGATTCCTCGATTGGGATACGTGTCAGTCTGAGGGCCCTTGTTGTTCCATGTATGATATACATGGACAGACGTTGGACACTCAGAAGACGAGCTGCGAAAACGGGTAGTGGTGAACATGAGACGCCTCCTTAGGAAGTAGTAC